CAACACATCAACGAAGTCCGCAGGAAAACTGTAGACTTCATCGATTCCGTGTACGGAGCTGGTTGTCGGTGACGCAAGCTTGGCACTTTTAACAGCAAAGCGCGGTTGCGTTAGTTGGAGACAGTGAGTTACCAGAGCTAAGTTATAGTTCTGGTCCAGGACGTGCCTGGGTTCTCTGTCTTCGTATAAGTTAGATATACGCCGCTCTCCAAGCAAATGGAGAGCATTGTTATAAATCCCAAGCTTGGTCACTACAGACATTTAGATGTTACCTTTTTAAAGTGGCTCGATACTCGTCAAGCTCTAAAAGGGCTTTGCCCTGGTTGGGGATATTCTTAAAGACGTTATCCCCCGTCTCAGTGTCGACTATACACCATTTTAAGACTCCGCGCTGCTTCACCACGTACCTTTCTTTGACACCTTTGGTATCGTAGCTAACATCTTCTATCTCAGTGTAGTTAGTCACTGTGACTTTGACGTTGTTCGCGTGTAAGAAGGTCACGAGTCCGTAGGCTACCCATGCGTAATCTTCTGAAAGGATCCGTACCTCGCTTCCCATTTGAAGCTGGGGAGCTACGTGCCTCCAAAGATCTGGACTACCTATGTCCTCTACCGTCGTGCCCGTGGGAGCTATAACCGAATACTGCCTGACCTTGTGGGTCATTAGCCCGAAGTTTGTGGGCAGCACTGGTCTAATTTCCCGCTGATGCCCCGGTGGTATTGGAGCGGTTGCCACTGCGACTGGGGCTTGCCCTGACGCGGCTTTGGCTTCTTTTGCCGACTCTTCATTCACAACAGATGCCTTGGGGGGCTCTGGTGCTTTTTCAATAATGTCGAGTGGGGTTTCTTTTGCTGGTTGCTTTACTTTGGCCTGGGCCATATTGGTTCTCCTGATTTTACCTCGTTTAAAAAAAAGCCCCTGCCGCTTTCAGGGCAGCAAGGGCTCTCTTGGTTACTACTTAGCTACCGATTAGGATAGCGCAACTGCACCAGTATTGCTAACGATTCGACCGTTGCCGGCGTTATCAAACAATACGACTAACTGTTCCGCTGGGGCGTTAAGCGTGGCGATAGTATTAGTACCGTCAAACGTGCCAGAGGTCAATGTTAGCGTGTGGGCTGCAGTACCAGATGCCGAGGTGTTAACCACAACAAACAGTCCTGCGTGAAGCGAGGCGTCAGCGATAGTAGCTGCTGCGATGACAGTAGCGTGGTTCAACTGAACCTCACTAATACCTGCAGGAACTGTACCACCAGCTGTTGCTGTTACTTCAAATGCACCACCAGATATACTTGCAGCTCCACCACTTGTGACTGCGGAAACAGTCTGGATAGTGCTGGCGCCAGTGTCACTATCAGTTACGATAATGATATCACCGACTTGCATACCGAGGGCATCGCCGTTGGAGAAGTAATCTGCTACCCCTACAACTGCTATTGCGTCAGCAGAAACGTAAGACCAAATAGTCCGACCGTTACTACCGTTCTTTTGTGCCACCTTACCGGGGGCTGTACTAGTTGAATATGCCATTAGCTTCTAGCCTCCCTTATGACAGTGCAGAATCGTTATGTAGCATCTTCACTACACCACTATTCTGGAGCAGTTTACTGCCCATGAAAGTTGAACATCGCGCCCATGACTTGTCATTCTTGTCGTCGTAACCGACGGCAGTATTCAAGTTCACGGTGTCGCACGCATGACCGATTGCATTCTGAGAATACATGAAGCAAGTCGCTGAAGCTGAACCAGCACCAGGAAGACCCGCGTCTACGATCCAGTTAACACCATACCAGCTGAAAGCTTTATCTTTTGGAATGCCGTCAAACCCAGGTGCTTTCACGTAGTCTGCACTAGTGAACTGGGGAAGACCCATCAGATAGCCATGGAATGCTGGAGTGATTAGCGCATATACTGGCGCGTCTTCATCTGCAAAAGCATTACCAAGCTTAGTTTTGGCGATTGTTACCAGGGTTAAGGTTGCTGCGGCTGCAGATCCCCAAGTTACGGTAGCTGTTGATAGAGCAGTGTGGATGTCATCATCGATCTGTCGATTAATAACACTCATACAGGTCTTCTGCATTAGCTCACGACCGTTACCCTGTGACGCATAGATGTTAAATCTAGTACGCTCAGGAACGTCATGCCACTCTTGCAGAGTTGCTGTATTTTGAGTGAGATTATCCGGACGAGTCGGAATATCACCATCAACACCGCGAGTAACTGCTGTTGCACCACCAGAGTCTGCTACCAGGAATACTGCTTGATTGCCGTTAATATCGGCTTGAGTTACAGTAGTTCGACGAGCAAGCGATTGACGCTTCTCGAACCCGGCTATCATCTCTTGACGGTACATGGTCTGAAAGGCTGTATCAGCCATGACAATTCTCCCGTTAAGTTTTAATAAAATAAGTTACATTTACCAATACTTTCGAGTTGGCCGGCTGGTTGTCGCTTCGCAGGTTAGCCGGTGTATCCGCTAAGATACACCAGGGCTGCACGACTCCATTAGGGGTCTACTACGCATTGTTGGGTGGATTATACCCACTTAGTGTTACCTTTGTCTACTTTCCAAGGCTTCTTTGGCTTGCACGGCTTCCAGGTATTTCTGAGGACCGTCGCTCGTGTGCCAGCCCGGTTCTTGCATCTTGGCTTCCAGTTCTTTAATCGTGGAGTCCAAAGAGGCTAGAGGATTGTCACCACTGGGTACGAGTGTGGCTGCAGGATTAAGAGTCCTGGCAATCTGTGCAAACGCTGCCATCACACCGGGGTCGTTAAATATTGCTTTACCGTTCGGCATACGTGCGCCCATCAGCCCTTCCATGCTTTCGCCTGGGAGATGCTCCTGCAGCATAGAAACCATAATATTTTTGTTCTGCTCGAAGTCTCCGCCCCAGTGCTCTTTCATAGCGCGAGTAGCCTCGGTAGCGTCCAGGTTATCCTGGTCCACCCTACGTTGGGCTTCAATGTCTTGAACGCCAAGGTATGTGTCCACAAGATCTGCGGCTACGTTTGCCGGCAGGTTGTTCTCGTGCATAGCCGTAAATACTGGAGCAAGGTTCTCCGCCTCCTGGTCGCTGAGTATCAACCCCTCGTTCAGGGAGCTTATATAATCAGCGGGAGTTTCAGGGATACCATGCTGTGCTCGATACTCTGTGAGCTGTTCTGGAGTAGGATCAGCCGGTAATCCAGCCGATTCCGTACGATTACGGATCGTATCCTGTGCCTCAAAGAAGCTCTTGAATACTTGCCCAGGTTCGGTCATACGCTTAAGTTGATTCAGGCGTGATTCGTCTTCACCGGCAATTTGCTCACGCCAGTCATCTGGTGCGCCAGAATACCACGGTGCATCTGAGTTAGCTTCAGCTGCCGGAATCTCTCCCTGTACCGGAGTTACGACCGGAGCCGGAGAAGAATCACCGGATTCGGGAGCAGGTGTCTGATTTTCGACCGGAGCTGGTGCTTCGGCTGGTGTTTCTACTGCGGGGGCTTCATCGGCCATTAGAATTTTCCTCTTTTAGTGCATTAAGTGCGTTGGGGTCTAATCGTAAAATCTTTAATATCTGTTGACCTACAAAGCCACGTCCCTCTAAGAACACGGTTTCTCGGTCGCTGCTTGGAATAAAGTGGCAGTCATACGCTCGACATAGCTTTTTTAGTATGGCTGAAAGTGCGATTCTCTGTGCTTCAGAGTCAGCTTCCCCAGCCTCTAACATGCGAATGCAGTACATTTCGCGCTTAGAGAGGGAAACTGTCTTGAAGGATTCTGGGGAAAAACTCATGCAGCTCCTCCGGCGAGACCTGCTTCAGCAGCTGCTTGAGCTGCTTGCTGGGCTGACCGGACTTCACGTACCTGAGCAATGTCTTCTTGCGGGCGCAACCATGTAAGAGGAGCCTTAATGCCTTGGACGGCATCTCTAAAAGCTGCATCAAAATCAAGGTTGTCTGCTGCAGAGGGATCTAACTCTACAGCTGCACGCAACATCTCACTAGTCTGTTGGAACCGGTTCATCTTCTCTTCTTCCTCATCCTGAGATAAGGGGCTCTTGTATTTAAAGCTAACGTCTGCGCCTTGTAGGGATCTTGGAATATCCTGTGGGGATCCAAACTGGCCCATCATCATTAGCAAATCGAACGTAGTTTCACAAAGTTGCCCATTGTAATCCTTTTCCATAGGAGCAAACAAGGGTAAATTCTGTCTACGGTACTGTTTCATGCGCTCTTGCACTTCATAGGCAGTCATTTCCTGACCGGTTGAAGGCAAGTTAAGGCTCTCCAGGTAGAAAGCTTTATTTAATATCTCGTATATTCGACCACGTTCAGTGGCTCCAATTGGGTATCCGCCCTTATTCTGGTCGAGGGATCGTAGGGCTTGACCCAATCTCTCGTCATACTCATTGTCGACCCAGGTTATGCCGTTGGGACGTAAATCTACCACACCCGTAACCACCTGCTGCGTTGCAACCATAGGTGGACGGGCGTAGCGTTCCGCCGCCTCCAGCAATGTGTAGGTCATTGCCTGTAAAGTTCTTGCATCTGGAAGTGCAACGATAGTCGCTGGACTAAACGCATAGGCACTACCAGAAATAGTTTGGAATCTTGGGACAATATAATACTTGTAATTGATCCCAGTCTCTTCGATGAACTTCTTGCTCTTCTTATCGATGAACATGGAGACGTACTTATACTTCCCAATATACTTGTCATTGTGGGTAAGTTGCGCCGGAACCACTAGATGTAGTATGTCGGCAGTCTCAAATGGGCTTTTATCATACGTTGTCTGCATCTCAGGTGAGAGCTTTTCTTTCCCAAAGGTTTCGACTAACTGGTGCAATGTGGGATTCCACTTTCTGGCTACAGTTTCTACATTGCCAGACGCGTCTTCTTCCCAGGCACAATTGCGGAGATGCCAACTACGGTACACAACTCCATTCCAGGTTCTGTTGGGTTCTATTGAGAGGACAGCGTTACCAAAGGTAGCAAAGTCCATGTCACCTTCCTTCACACTTCTCTCGAAATTTGACTCGCGGGTAGACAAGGCTTGCATCTGGCGTTTGGTGGCAAAGTCTAGCCACAGCTTTCCATCACGATCTAAATTCGAATCTTTCCCGCCCCATAATTGGAACCAGGGACCGTCACGCAGCATGGCGTGAAAGGAGTTACCAAGGTCTCGCCTGGCTAATATTGGATAAGAATCTACAGTAGCATCGGCCAGTTCATCTCCAAGAGAGTTCTGATACCTAAAGTCGGCGCGCTCTGGGTAGAAGTTATCTGCCAAAGTCTGCCACAGTCCAATTAGGTTGCTCTGCTTGTTAAACAGATTACCCGCTAACTGGCACGCTAATTCGGAGGTTAGTGTAGTTGCCATGTTTATCCTAGTTTCAATCCGCCCTGGAGCATTGTCGTTGGGGCGTTAGCTTTAGTTCTGGCCCCACGCTTTCTGTTGTTCGCGTCTGCATTCTCAGCAGCACCTTTTGGTGAGTTAAGATTCAACAAAGAGGCTAGTGGCGTATCTGGCCGGTTACTTGCCATGGATGCGCGTTTCTGCCCTGGGGGTAGTTTACCACGACGTGCCGCATTTGCAGCGTGGTCCACGGTGCCTTGCTTCTCTCTCAGCATTGCCGCGGTTTGGGTACCACCTTGGGAAACGGGCAGCTCACTTAAATCTGGGTAGTTCCTGGGACTCAAAGAACCTTTGTCACTGGTAGCCACGATACCATGTGGATTACCCGACTGGTTTCTCAGGTTCCGAGAGTCCATGGCAAGCAATGACCCGGCTGCAGATCCAGGGGCATGAGTTGTTGTTTGTTTCCGGGCGTCCGCCATGGGCGCTCTCGACCCCAGACCACCGGCACTAGAACTGTGCTTGCCGGCGGTTTGTCTCTTTTTCGCCGCACTTTGAGTTTTAAATAAATTTGCCATTAGCCTAAGCCCCCTAATACTGTCGGTCCCATGGTCGGAGTGGTGGGGGTTCTTCTGCGAGTTCTTCGGCTTCCACCACTGGAAGTTTTTGCCGGTGAAGTTTTTGCCGGTGAAGTTTTTGCCGGTGAAGTTTTTGCCGGTGAAGTTCGTATATTAGCGCCGGCGGGGATCTGGTGCATTGGCCCGCGATCTTGTTGAGGAGCTTCCCCACCCCCACCACTGGTCCTGCGCTGTGCCGCGTGGGAACCAGGGCTAGGCTCATGCGCCTGTTGTGGATTGTCTCTGTCATATCCGGCCAACCCATTCGGAGCTTTGTCGGCCCCCGCTCGTAATCCCGGGAGGGATGGGCTGTAGCTAGATGTGCCGTTCCAACCTTCCGGACGACTTGGCATTGGAGCCGCCCAGGTTCCGTTCCACCTTTCATCATTAACATCGATACCGTGATTAATAT